CGGCAACTGTCAATCTCACAAACGCCGCGATGCAGTTTACCAGCATGTATACCGGCAGCCTGGGCAACAGCATCCAGGTAACGATTTCAGCCGGCACACAGGTTGGCACCTACAGGATCGTAGTTGCGATGCCGGGCCTTGTCCCCGAAAATTTCGACAATATATCGGGAAGCGGAAACGCGCTCTGGCTGGCGATGGCAAGCGCTGTCAACAACGGCATCACGGGCGTTCGCGGACCTTCGAAGATCATTACCGCTTCTGCGGGAACTTCGACTGCGGCTCCCGCACTTGCGACCTATGCACTTTCGGGAGGCACGGACGGCGCAACCACGATCAACGGGGCGGTGCTCCTCGGACAGGACAGTACGCCGCGCAAGGGCATGTACGCCTTACGAGGCACGCAGGCGGGGATCGGGATGCTCGCCGACTGCGACGATTCGACCACCTGGAGCACGCAGGTTCAGTTCGGATTATCTCAAGGCATCTACATGATCGGGACTGGGCCGGCCGGCGATACGATTTCAAACGCAATCAACGTAAAGGCTGCAGCCGGGATCGATTCCTATGCGTTCAAGCTCATCTTCGGCGACTGGGTCTATATAAACGATACCGTAAACGCGATGCAGCGCATGATCAGCCCGCAGGGATTCGAGGCCGGCATGCTGGGCGCGCTTTCTCCGGAGCAGTCGAGCCTCAACAAACAGATGCAGGGGATCATCGGGACGCAGAAGACGATCCAGAACCTGGTCTACAGCTACGCGGAGCTGCAATCGCTAGGTCAGGCCGGTTTCGAACTCATCACCAATCCGAGCCCGGGCGGCAATTATTTTGCCGCGCGGTTCGGCCGGAATTCGAGCAGCAACGCGACGATCCACTGGGATTCGTATACGCGCATGACGAATTACCTGGCGGCGACTCTCAACGCCGGGATGGGCAAATACGACGGCGACCTCCAAAGCGCTTCAGTACGGGCGCAGGCGCTGGCTACGATCAATTACTTCCTGTCCAACTTGTGGGACCAGGGGATGATCGGGAACCCGGCGGGCACGATTCCGTATTCGACCAAATGCGACAACACGAACAACTCATCGTCGAGAGAGGCGCTGGGGTACATGCAGATCGACGTGAAGGTGCAGTACCTGGCCGTGATCGACTACCTGATCATCAACCTGGAGGGCGGATCGATCGTGCAGATCCAGAATGGGAATGCACTGCCGGCGCAGGCGGCGGCCTAGGCTGAAGCAAAAGAAAGGCTGAAGGCTATTAGGAAATGCCTGCGCCCTCACAAAAGATCGGGCGCGAACTTGAAGCATCAAATGTGCTTCCACTGTGTAAATCGCGAACCCGAACAAAGTGAGGGTTCCCCTTCAGCCTAAACCCCATAAGCCGACAACAGGAGGCATCAATGCCCTCAGATCAAGGGATTTCAATTGGTAAAGATATCACGGCCACCATCGTAACTCCGATGGGGCCGATGAACTTTCAAATCCTGAAGGACTTCAATTCCAAACCGCAATTTCACAGTTTGAAGAGCGTCGGGATCGATTCGGTTGTGCGCCATGACGAGCTGCCTGCGGGATGGGAAGGCGGATTCACGTATGAACGCGGATCGTCGCTGATCGATGATTTTTTCGCGGCGAAGGAGGCGGCGTATTACGCCGGGCAGGTGATGGGGACCGGCATTATCACCGAATCCATCCAGGAGAGTAGCGGAAACGTCACTCAATATCAGTATACGAAGGTCGTCTTTTCGTATGCGGAGTCCGGGAGCTGGGCCGGGGATAAATACGTGGAACAGAAGATCAGCTTTAAGGCGAGTAGAAGGATTAAGACGGCATAGCGCGCAGCGCGCAGTGAACAGTGAAGAGTGAACAGTGAAGAGTGAAAAAAAGAAAGGGAAAGAATGCCAAAGGTAACGATGAATAATGCGGACCAGGGGCCGGCAGATGACACGGCAAGCGCTCTGGTCAAGGCTTCGGGCGATACGGAAATGCTTACGGACAGCAAAGGGCGAAAGATCCGGACGCGGCTGCCCGGCATCCTCGAGGAATACGAACTCATGGCCGCGATCGGCGGGAACGAGGCCGCAAACCCGGCGACTTCTTCGATGGCTCGAGTGACTCTGTATGTTGCGCAGATCGATGATGTGGCGATCGTAACGCCAAGGACGCGAGTCGCGATGCTTGCGGTGCTGAAGCAACTCGGAAATGAAGGCATCCAGGTGGTCGCGCCGGTCGCAATGAAACACCAGAAGCAGTTCAATATCGACGAGGAATTACTAAAAAACTTATTCGGGACGAGCGCCTGAGGGAAAGGCTGTGGCTGGTTAAGAACGGATATCCCAAAGGCGAGGCGTTCCGACTCGATCCAACGATGGCAAAGGCTTGCGCGATTATGTTTGCGGAGATGGAAGGACAAACGTTCGATTTGAATCGGATGGAATTTGTAAAAATAGGGGAATAGGCTGAAGGGGACTAGGAACTGCCTAGCTGCCTAAAAGCCTTCAGTCTAAAGGCCTGTCTATGGAAGTTTTCGAGCTCGAGGGATTTGCCACATATCTTACGCACTGCGCGGAAAAGGGGATGCAGAATCATCCGGGGCTGGAGCTTTGCGCGCAGATCGTGGAGCTGACGGCAAAAGACGAAATAGGCGGATACCAGCCGGGACTCGGGGCATTTCCCGCCTGGGCGCCCCTGACCGAAAGCACGATGGAAGAAAAGGAGCGGCTGGGCTTTGCGCCTCCGGATAATCCGCTTATGCGGACCAGGGCGCTCCAGGAGTCGATCAGCCACGAGGTGGAAAACGACGAGGCGAGGATCGGCAGCGATTCGGAAATCATGGTTTATCACGAGTTCGGAACATCCAAGATGGCCATGCGGCCGGTACTGGGGCCGGCGCTCGTGAGAAATCTGGAAATTATCGAGAGAGTCCTGGTCAAGTTTACAACGGGCGGCTTTGTGAGAGAAACTCTCACCAAGGAACTTCCGAACGGACAGACGGCAATGCTTTCGAGAGTTTTCAGACTGCCGGCCAATCTCAATTATGAGGGAAGCTATTAATGGCGACCGCCTATCAGGTATGGGTAACGCTGGGGCTCAAAAACCAGGTAAGTCCGGGTCTCATGACGATATCGGGGCAGCTCACAGGTTTGAGCGGCCAGGTGCAAAAAATCGGCGGGTTCTTTCAGCAGATGATGGCCGGGAGGATGATGGAGCAGTTCGGCACGAAAATAGTCGGCGGATTCAAGGCGGCCGTTACGAGCGCAGCCGAGCTGCAGCGGCAGATGATCGGGATCCAGGCGGTCACCCGGGGAAGCGTAGGAGAGATGACCTCTCTCGAGGCGGCCATAATGAAAGTGACTGGCGTTACGACATTTTCGAACGTTCAGATCGCTCAGATGGCAAAGACCCTGGCGACGAGCAATAAATTGACCGTATCTCAAATCTCCGATCTTATTCCGGTTTTCGCTAAATTTGCCGATGCGCAATATGTTCTGAAGGGCATGGCGCCTCAGCAGTCGGTGGTCGAAGCGGTGCGCCTGGCGCATACGGCCCAGCATTACACGCCGGAAGAGCTGACAAAATACCTGGATCTTTTAACCCGGGCTTCGCTCATTACGCCCGGTAGCCTCATGGAGGTTGGAAACGCGCTAAAGTACTCGCAGGGGGTCGCCAAGACGGCGCTTGGCATAGGAGATGAGCAGATAGTTTTGCTCACAGCACTTTTAAATCGAATGGGATTTGCCGGGTCCCGGGGCGGCACTAACCTTATCGCTGCCATGACGCGCACGATTCCGGGAGTGTTCGGGTCCGGGCTGCTCCGAGGGAAAAGCGGTGAAGCGCTTGCAGCGATGGGCTTTATCGATGAATCCGGCCATTCGACCATATTTGATCATGGCAAGTTCAGCGTCGAAAAATGGATGACGCAGATCTCGACTTATCTTGGCCGCGAATTTGCGACCAAACCAGAAGCCTTGGCCCGCCAGGACATCATGAAGAATTTCCAGCATGCGTTCGGCGTCCAGGGCGGCCGGATCGCATCTCTTCTCTCGAGTCCGCAGGCGCTCGAACAAATGAACTCGCTTATGCTCGAATTCAAGAATTTGCCCGGAAACGCCGAGATCCAGGGCAAATTCGCCGACGAATCCGTCTGGCAGAAAGCGATAAACGCGCAGACGAACTTCAAATCCATCCTGACGCTTCTGGGTGAAAAGACCCTGCCGGAAGTAAATACCGTGCTGACCGGGACGAACAATATACTGAGCGCGCTGATCGAAAAGCTGGGCAAAGGCGACGAATCGGTTGCAACCGGAGCGAGACTGGCGGTCTACGGGCTGGGATCGCTCGGAGTGATCCTCATGGGCCTGGGCAAATACCTCATGTACGCGGCGCTCTTGAAATACCTGGGAGGTCTGACGGGAGCCTTAGGGCTGCTAGGAGGGGCGGCTTCGGCGCTGATCTCGCCGGTAACGCTGGCGATCGCGGCTCTTGCCGGGCTGGCGGTTGCTGCTGTGGCGATCTACAACAACTGGGACAAGGTAAAATCGAAATTCCAATCGGATATGAATCGGGCCGGCCAATGGCTGGACGATCTGGATGCTGCGGCAAAGAAGCGATTCCCGTCGTTTTTCCCCGGACCGCATTCGGGAGGCCGATCGGGAGGACCTCCGGACGCAACGATAAGGGCCGCGCATCCGGACGATCTGAGCAGCCTCGGGACGGGCAAAAGCTATGCGAGCAATTACGTTCGCGGCGGCGGG